CCCAGTAACACGCCTAGTCGGGGCGTAGCGCAGTCCGGTAGCGCACTAGCATGGGGTGCTAGGGGTCGAGTGTTCGAATCACTCCGTCCCGACCATATATTTCAATGACTTAGGCCAATGTTCACAGCATTGGCCTTTTTCATGTGCGTGACTTTTGCGTGACTTCTCTATTTTTCACGCCTGCTTCCTCTTCAAAATTGTCAGGACCGGTCCGCGAGAATCGGTTGCTGATACCATGTTCGCAGCTTCGATCAGATGCCCGAGTTCAGCGCCCGAGTAGTGACTGGTGATGCTGCCGTTCTTGTGGCCCAGTAGGGCCTTGCGATCTTCTTCGGTTACGCCTGCTGCGCGCAGCCGGCGGCCAAATGTGTGCTTGAGGTCATGGATCCTGATGGATGCATACCCAGGGTGAGCGGGGCGAAGGTTTTCCTCCTGCCAGAGTTTCGCCGCTCTCACCCGCGCCTTCTTCCAGGCTGAGTCGTTCATTCGGTGCATCGCGGTTCCGTTGTATGGGAAGACCCACTCCTTGCTGATGCCGCGTTGCTTCTCAATAATCGACCTGGCCACGCTGTTCAGCACCACCAACCTTTCGTCACCATTTTTCACGCCAGAGCGCTCATGCCGGCCACCAAAGTCTGCCGGTATCAGAAATACGCTGGTGCCAAGTTCCGGCACTGCAATCTCCCAATCCCATCTCAACTTGCAGACCTCCTGCTCCCGCGTGCCGGTGTTCACTTTGAACAGCGCCATCGTTTGCAGGTGTGCCGGCAACTCCCCGAAAAGAATCGACTGCTCCGGCCATGACATAGGGTACGGCTTGCGGCTCGACTTCTTCTCTTCAAGCTTCGTGAGCATCGGCACGCTATCCAGCCACGGCCTGCGCTCATCGTCTCGCCACTTCCTGGCACACAACGACAAAACCCGAACCACGCGCTCTATCGAAATGTTCACCGTTCTGTTGCTGACACCTTTCTTTACCTTCCCGCATTCCAGCTTCTTCGTCGCCAGCCTGTCTTTGATGAACGGCACCAGGGCCTGGTCATCGATGTGGGTCAGCGGCATGTCACCAATGAATGGGTCGAGCTGCGAAAGGTGGTGGGCCGACAGCTTGATTGACGGCTGGTCTTTGAACTCCAGCAGGAAGCGAGTCGCCGCTTCCCGCCAGATCCTCACCTTCTTTACTCCATACACCTTCTGTTGCCGGATTTGCTCCAACCTATAGATCAGGTAGCGCTCCGCTTCTTCCCGGTCACCAGTTCCAGTGCTTTCGTAAAGTCGTTCTCCGTTGATTTTCTTGTCGATATGCCAGATACCTTTCCTTTGGGAGAGGCCTGTGATCGATTTTCGCGCCATGATTTATCTCCTTTCTGGCGCTCGCTGCGGGGCGATTGTTGCTCCGTTGCGCCTTTTTTATCAATCGCCTTGGCCTCGACGTATGCCGTGGCCCAGTCGTCCAGTTCTTGCCGATCGAACCCGACGCCACGCCCGCCGATTGGGAACTCGCTGACGAAGGGTCTGACGGTCTCGTCGAAGATTGCCCGGCACATGCCCAGATAACCCGGAGCCTCTTTGGCTCGAATGAAGCGCGGGATCAGCTGTTGAGCGCCCATACCTTCCTCCTGCCGCCCATGCTGGGCAGCGTCTTAATGATGTTCATGGTGAAGATCTACTCTGCGTGCGGCGGCAGAGTGTTCAGTGGATAGTCACGCTGTCCTGGCCCGGGGCGACGGCGCGGGCCTGCTGTTCTGTGCGGAAGGGCATGTGCTGCTTGATTCCGCTGCATTCCGCGATCACCCACCAATAACCGCCAAAGCGGTTTGGGCCTTTGATGATTTTGGTAATGGTCATTTGGTGTCCTTGCCGCGCTGGGCGGCAGAAGGTGGGGTAGGTGGGGTTATGCTGTCCGGCGCCCGCTCTCTTTCTGGCGCTCTATGTCGATTTGCTCGTAGAGGGCGTCGACTCTTTTGCTTTTCCTGTCGATGGCCTGTGAGCGTTTGATGTGGTCTGACATAGCCTTGTCGTAAGGCTCGATTTGCTTGAGAAGCCGAAGTTTCTCTTCAGGGTCTTTCGACTCATTGAATTGGGCTGCAAGTCGGTCGCGCGCCTTGAAATCCACACCATCCAACGCCCGGTTTTCCTTTTGCATCTCGTCGAGAACTTCGGCGGATTGCCGTTCCCAGCGCAGATACAAAACGTCGCTTCGTTTTGGGCGGAAGAAGTGCGGGTTCCTGATCCAGGCAACCAGTTCATCCTTCGTCATTTCATCGAGGACATCTTTCGCGGACGAATCTTTCATGCATGAATACCTCGCCCGCCGCTCACCGGCAGGCATGTAGGGGGATGGAGTAATAGCGTTTTGCCTAGATATCTGTGTCGTTCGGATGGGTGTAAAACGAGTATTCATTCCATCCAGCCGCCAGGAGGGCGCGTGCCACACCAACTAGATCTTCCGATCGCACACGCGTACCGGGGGCACACGATGATTCTCAAGTTCGATTGGCGACGTCCGAACGACGAAGCACCGGTAGCCGCGAAGGTCATCGAGCCCGCACCAATTGACGGCCTTGGCGAAGTTGCTGCTGAGTTGACCGGGCCCTGGCCGGACTATCCAGCCGCACTTGATGAAGCGATGGCCGCTGCTGAGCGCTGGATCGATAGCCAGTTGCCATAGGCCTGTGCGGGCGGGCATGTAGGGGGATTGGGGTTACAGCGCCATTTCGGCCTGGGTTTCTCTCTGCCAGATCGGGGAACTGTTGTGCGACTCAATGCGGTCGGCGATGACGTTGGCGCGCTGGCCGGCAGTTGGTGGAGCGTACATGCCGAACCGGCTGATACTTCCGCCGTTCACCGCGGCGTTCGTGCTGTCGGCTGAAGCGAATGGCAGACTCTGAAATATTGCAGGGTCTAGCATCCGAAGGCCGTGGAGACGACATGCTGGTCGGCCTTGGTCGTCGCAGATTGCATCCATCGCTGAGCCCATCCGCTTCCACCAGGCCGTCGTTCCAGGGTGTGCCCATTGGCCGGAACTGCCGATGGCCACTGTCGGCCAACCGGCGGCGAGGCGCTGTAGCCTTTCCAGCGATTCGTGCAGGTGCCAGACCGGCACGCCGCGCAACTCTCTGGGCCAGGCTTCCAGAAGCGAATCGTTGGCCGCCTCGTCTCCGTCAATTACATCCGGGATGAGTGCCCAGTCGAAGCCTGGGTGCCGGTGCCATTGCTCAACCCAGGCGGTGTAGCCATCAACATCCAGCTTTCCGCCTTTCTTCCAGACAGAAAACGCACCGTTGTCGAACACGAACGACTGGCACACATCGGCCACGATGCCCATGTCGTCCTGGCGAGGGAACGGCACCAAGGCATGCCGGCCGGCAAGAAACCGGGCGCCGTCCTGGCGGGTGCCGCCAACTGGCGTGCCGTGGTATGCAATCATCCGCTGAGCCTCACCGTTTCAATCTCAACACCCTGGTGCGTGGCGATGATGGTCTGATCGCCGCCCAGGGATTCGGCCAGGCGGTCTGCGATCTGCTCATGCCAGCCCTTTTTGATCAGGGCTGTCGCTGCCTTGATGTGCTCGACGTGAATCATGGTGATCGACCGCAACTCAAGCCGGTAGACGATCGTTTCGCCATCGGAAGGGCATACGGCTGCGAAGGTGTGTCGATAGGTATTCATGGCCTCGGCCCCTTGTAGATGAAGACGTAGGCGAACCGGAGGGTGGCGATCATGGCGTCACCTCGACCAGTTTCCATTTGGTGTTGTTCGTCTGGCTGTGATCCGACTCGACCAGACCTTCGCGCTTCATCAGTTCCAACTCGCGGCGGATCTGTTTGGTGGTGAACGGCTCGATATGGAATCGGAACCACCAGGTGCAGAACCAGTTATCCCAGGTACCGTCCGGGCCGCTCATGTAGATGATGATCCGCTGGCGTAGGCTCATGGCGTCACCTGCTTGAACTCGACCACCCAGACCCACGGGTTGGCGTCCCAGTCGCCGCCAGTTTTTTGCCAAAGGTTGGCGAACGCCCAAGTCGCCGTGCCGAGGCACTCGTTAGGACTGGATGTCTTGTCCCACATCCATCCATTGCGCAGCGGGTGATGCGCTTCGGGCGCCGGGCAATCACCGACTTCAGTCCAGCCACTGCCGGTGTGCCCGCACTTGCGGCCGTAGTCGGTGAAGAAGCAGCCTTCGGCCTGGGCCTGTTCTTCGCTGATGTCCTGCAACCGCTCGACGCGCACGTCGGTGATCTCCAGCAGGATGCGGCTGGAGTGCCGTGGCATATGGATGCTTGGCTTCCACTTGACTGGGTACTCCTGGCCCTCTGCCGACTTGCAGTAAATGGCGTCAGGGTTGGTAGCGCGATAAACGATGTGTTCGCCGGCGCCGCCGCCGTATTGTCGGACCTGCATACCGAACGTCTCGCGCACCCACAGCCGGTCGCCGGGCTTGCCGTGGGGGCAGCGGTTGATGTCTTTTCCGGTCTCCCACCAAGCTCCCATTGGGTTGCCAGATGCGCAGGTGGTGTGTGCATTTGCGCTGGGTTGAGGTTTGCACACGCGCCGCGTGACCGTCTTCCGACCTTCCAGGATGGCGCGCACCATCGGCGCCGAGAACAGGATGGGGCGTTCTTTGATTTCGCTCACGGGGTCACCTTTTCGAAGTAGAACACCACCGGCGCGCCAGTCTCGGCGATAAGCCCGTAGGACTTGGCCAGGCGGTAGATGGGGTGGTAGCTGTTGAGGGATTTGATGTGCCCGGCGATCCAGGTCCGCCAGCCTTCCAGGGTTTGGCCGCCTTTGCTGATGTTGCAGGGCGCGCAGGCCGGCATCATGTTCTCCAGCACATCGTGCTCAGGCCGGAGCGGCTTGCCCGACACCAGCTTCCAGGTGCCGGCGGCGGTCTGCTTTGAAAGCAGCTCGCGCACTACCGGTGCCAAGTGGTCGGCGTGCCACCGGTCACCCAGCACCACACCGCAGTAGGCGCAGTGCCCGCCGTACTTCAGGCGCACTTGCTCGCGCTCAGCTTTCTTCAGGCGCATAGAGTTCCTTGCCGCTATAGCGGCTGACTTTGAAGGGGGAGGGGTTACAGGTTTTGCGGGTGGAGTACGGATGTACTCCTATGCGTTTTCGGGCTCTTCAGCAACCAGCGCGTTTCCACAGGAATGGCAGAAGCGCATGCCGTTCTGCTCCGGCGTGCCGTCGTTGAGCATCCACTCTTGGCCGCAGGCGGTGTGCCAGGAGAAGGCCCCAAACTTCCAGGTGCAGGTGGTAGGGGTGAGAATTCCCTCCGTTTGCTTGAGTACGTCCAGGATGTCTCTCAAGTATCCGGTGGCGATTGACGGCTGCCCTTCCGAGCACTGAATCAGCCTGATAACAAACGCTATCCCCGCATCCGCCCGCTCATCCGCTGCGGTCAGGAGCTGTTGCAGGGCGTCGCGCTCGGCGACAACGCGATCGTAGGCCCAGTCCTTCACAACACAGGTATCGTCCTGGTGCCAGCCTTCCTGAACCAATCTGCTTGGGTTGATCCAATATCGCTCGACTTCGCTCATACAGCCTCCTTCGTTACCAGATCATGAGCATTCACAACCGTCATGCCGAGGCGTTCGGCGATCAGGACTTCCAGGCGGGCACCCTTTGAATGCTCCCAGCCGGGCAGGGTGGCCACGGTGTCGCAGTCCATCAGTGCGGCAATGTCGCGCCGCATGCAGTCGGTCCACGTTCCGCCCTCAGGGTTGAGTTCGGCGGGGTTGGTGACGGTGTGCCCCCCGGCGCGCAGGTTGGTGGTCATTGCGGCAAAGGCCGGGAAGTTGAGGTCAGGCAGGCCGGTCATGGGGCCGCTCAGGTAGATGCGCTTCATGCTGCCTCCGCGACTGGCTGGCGAAACACTGGAAGGGCGCCGGCCTGCTCGCGCACTGCCTTCATGCCTTCGGCGCAGTAACCCCAGATGTTGCTGTCGTCGAACCGCTCAGGCCCGAGGTGACCAAGATGCATTGGCTCGCCGGTGCGGATGTAATCCCGGAACCCTTCAACGAGCGACCGAAGCGTGCCGCCATGGCTGAAGCCTCGCCACCGGCCACCCCAGGTTGTTTTGTGCGTGAAGATCCGCCGCGCGCTGTAGTCGTCGATGAACCAGACTTTGCCACGGTGATCCACTTCCATACTGGCGTAACGATCGGCGACCTCGTTGAAGAAGAACCGGCGGCCGTGGGCACCGATGATCCGGATCACCTGATTGACCTGCTCGGCTCGCTGTTGCTTCAGGGCGAGCTTGTTTTCTGTAGGCATGGGGAGTCCTTGCCGGGCCATGCCCGGGAGTTAAGGGGTGCTGTAGTAGTTGTGCCGACTTATGACGTATATTTCGATTTTTCAGTCAAAGGTTTGGCGCAGATGAGAAAGCTAGGGCCGCCCTGGTTATGGGCGATAGCATTAGTTGTCATGTTACTTATTGCCGGCGTCGCCTTGCGATA